CCTGACTGCAAAGAATCAACACCCACAGGATCATAAATATGTCCGTAAGCTTCATATCCTGGTGTTGGTCTGTATACCTGTCCACCTGATGCATAGTGATAGATTGACCAATAGTTAAGTTCATACTGGTCAGTTGGCGTAATCACAGGTACATACTCAGAAAACGACAGACGCAATAAGTGTCCGTCGTGTATGTATGGATGTTGATTGCTATGCTGTGCTATTCCACTTTCTGAGATGTAAGGCATATTAGATATCCTCGATGATTGGTGTATAGTCAATGTCTGCGCCAATAGCGTCTACATAAACAACGTTACCTTCTTTACGGAAGGATACGCCTTGTCCAGCAGACAGATCATAGACGCCTTGAAGTGACTCGATAGCAGATACTGCAGAAGCATCAAGACCAATCTTATCGGTTGTGTTATTCACGACGACATGATTTTCACCGGAATAGACCTTGCCGAGCTGACCAGTAATGCTTACAATATGATTCTGAATCTGAATGCCGTTGCTGCCAGAATAAGGCGTTACGTCATCGCCAGAATGAGCAGCAGTATAAGCAGTAAAGTCACTAGCTGAAACATAGTTGCCAGAAGGTTGGAACGTGCCTGACGCTGACCAAGGCATGTAAGGTTCCAATGCAGAAGGATCCACTCCACCAGCAAAGGATGATCCGTTATAACCTGAGATCTTACCGTCTTCACGAAACTCGAGCTTATCTGCAGACATCAAGCCAGACAGATTCTGATGAGCAGTGAGATAATGTTGGTCTTCTACCCAAGTCTTCGTAGCGTAACCGTCAGGAACTCCAGTAATGAATCCCGATGGGTTAGAAGCAGGATAATATGCACTCAGATCACTAGACAAAGCGAATTGACCAGATATACCAGATACCACGCCAGAAACGATTGGAGCTGCTATTCCACTGACTGCAGAGGTTATAGCTTCGTCATCAATACCAATGATTGTTGCTTCCTCGTCGTCTTTAACGAAGTAAAGTGGTTCTTCAACGCCGAGAGGCTTATGATTGGCAGAGATGAGACGTTCTTGATTGTTTACGACGACTGGCTCAATGCCGTTATAGTCTTCGCCTTTGGCATGTAAATTGAAGACAACAGTCTGTCCACTCAATGACTTATCTACAGAAATGGTATCGTCGCCTTTGATACCAATGCTGTATGTATCATCAACGGGCACAGCGTCAAGCAGTTCTTTGTCATAGCTGAACTGCTCTTGGCCATACTTATCGCAGAATACCAATGTATAAGAATAGTCAAGTGAAGCGAAGACGGAACAGCGACCTTCGTTATCAAGTATGATAGGATTAGAATTTTCTACATCGCCTACTGGGTCAGAATAGGTTGTTGCCAAAGCTGTTCTGCCCTTGTAGTAAACGTAGACCAAACCACCAGCAAGAATTGAGCCATTCTTATACTGGGCTTGGTTAGACAATGGAATGAGTTCTGCTAAAAGCATTTTTCCTCCTTAAATTACCTTTCCGATAATTCCTCTGTTATGGTCACCATCACCGCGCTGAACGATTCTCAAGTAGTCACCCATTACGATAATTGCGTGAGAGAACCAGTCGCCATTATTGATAGGATCATCGATTGACTTAGGATACATGTACCATACTGACTGAATGAACAAGTCATATGACAACGAATCATACGGTGAGTTAACCCAAGAATAGTACTTCACCAATGTACCATTTTCCTTGATACCAGATTCCATGTATGTATTCAGTACTGATGATGTTGAGCTAGAACGGTTACATACCATTCGTTTCCAAGCACCGCCATACTTATAACCCTTATAGTCTTCAGAAAATTCAACAGTAGTATAGCCAGTGTCATTAGATGTAATAACGATACCGCGAGCAGTATCATCAGGACACTGACCAACGTTGCCAGAATATGTAATATCCTGATGAACAGGAGCAACGAATGTCTTGCCCCAGTTGCTGCCAGTTCTATTCTGCCAGTATCTCATACGCAAGCCTTCAGAGTTGCCAGCGAAGGTATTTCCGATGATTCCCCATTGAAGCATGCAGTCGTAGCAGTTGTCATCGTCAAACTTGGTGAATTCTATAGGATTGTTGTTGTTCAAGACGCTGTTCTCAATAGTTACTGAACCGATGTAATAGACGTTATCAGTCTTGTGAGGATAGATCTTGATAGTATTGTTGTTAGTTACGCAGCGCTTCATAGTGAGACGCTTCAATGAATACATTGCATTTGTCTGGAATGTGCAGTTGGTAAACTCAACGTAAGCATGGTCCTGAGTGTTGTTGCTGTTGGTATAGTCTAGACCGAAACCGATGTATGAGTCAGTAGCGATGATCTGCATGCTAGACGATGTCCAAGTAATGCCGCCAAAGACTCTAGAATTTTCTATCCAGAGTGCAGCGATAGACGGAGCTCCATAGAATGATACTTCGGAGTTCTTGATAGTGAGATAGCGTCCACCAACAGAGATTGAACCAGCATGAACGTTATCCAATGTAATGTCTGAGCCGCTGCCGTTACTGATTGTGATAGAATCTGCATAGACGTTCTTAATATCTGTGAAACCAGAAAGGTTGACAGAAGTTACTTTACGTCCAGCAAGGTCAATAGCTGTAGTACCGTTTGCTTGAAGAGCTTTGACGTATACCAAAGGATCTTGGAAGTTGATAAGATCTAATCTGTCTACCAATGTGCCTCTAGCAATGATGTTGTTTACGAAGTCAAAGTTAGAAGCACCAGAAATAGCGAACCAAGTGTCTTTGATTGCAGTGTTAGTAAATGTCACTTTGTCGTCTTTGTTCCAGAATTTCTCACCAACGAAAGTACAAGAAGAATAAGTTACTCGACCATTAGTGCCGTATGTAAGAGGAAGACGATTCTTACCAATGATTGTCTTGTTGGATACTGTTACGTTGCTATTGATTTGAGAAGATTCTGCAAAGTTTGTAGTAGTATCAAAGACCAATGTATCGGCACCGCATGTAAGGAATGCGTATGCAGTACGGAACCATGAGGAGTGAGCAACCACATCGTTTTGAGTGAAATGGAAATCAGCAACTGGGAATGAAGGATCTCCAATGATGTCAACTGTCGGACAGTCAATTTCTGCAATAAAGTATGTTGCTGCGTCCATTTGAAGCTTCTTGTTAGTTACGAGAGCAACAGAAGAAGACAAATATGAACCAGGAACGAAATAGATGCCAGGAGCTGTAGGCTTCTGTGCTGTACCAACTGTAGCGACGTAGTTGAGCAAAGCGTTTATTGTGGATTCGTGACCAGGATAGACGCCATAGTATGTTGATGGCAAATACTCACCGTCAAAGATAAGGATCCAACGACCAGTATCGAGTTCAGGATTCTTTACGATATAACCACCATCAGCGTCTTGAACACAGTTAGGATCCCATACGTAAGTACGAGCTTCACAGTCTTTATCTGTCCAATAGCCAATTACTGTTACTGCGCCGAGTTCAGGATTTGCTTGTTCGAGTCCAGAATAGCCATAGACGAGCGTATCGTTATGAGCGTCGTCTGAAGTAAATGCACCGTACCAATCCCTGATGAAATCATAGCGAGCAAGAGTTGAGTGAGTGAGAGGATCCATAAAGTCGCCCATGTATTTAGAAAGGCGGCAATATGCAAGCTGGGTTACAAAGTATGTATGTTCTGGTCTTGATTCGTTATTGAGATAGATCGGATTAGTTGCAGCAACGTAACGGTCATTCTGTGCATCGTATGTAAAGACATCGATTGGATTAGAAGAGATCGGATTGAGCACTTCTATCTTTGCATTCGGAATGATCTTGCCATTTGTATCAAGGACTAGATCTTTCTGTGTTAAAATTGGAATGTATGTCATTTATACCTCCGGAATGACAATTTGAGGTTGAGCAGCTTTTGCTTCTTCCTTCTGGAGAGACAAGGCTTCTTTCTCAACGCTCATTTCTGCTTTAGCAACTTCTGCCTGTGTCTTTGCTTGTTCAGCTGTACTTGATTCTTTTATCTGAGCCTCAAAAGCAATGCGCTCCATATCCTGCTGGTGCTTGAGCTTAGACAAAGCAATTTCTCTATCAAGGCTGTATGCGTTGAGTTTTTCGTTCTGCTGCAATTCTTGTACTTGCTGCATGAGCTGAGCAATTTGAGCGTCTTTCTGCTTGAGTGTTTCATCTGCTTGCTGCAACAAACCTTGTGCCTGAAGTTCACCCTGAGTAGGAGCAGGCTGGAGCATCTTTCCGAGAAGTTCAACGTAAGGGTTGTCATTCTCGATATTGATGTTAGCAAGAAGGAGCTTTTGACGATCTGCGTCTGTAGTAACGAGAGCAGCATATTGCTGGAGAGCAACGCGAGCTTCTTGTTTCTGCATAGCCTCATCAGGACCTTGAACGATTTCTACCTTAATCTTTCCATACATTGGCTGTTGATATGTATAGTCAGCGAAGACAAGACCAATAAGAGAAAGAGAATAGCGAAGGTGCTGTATGTAGTTACGAATGTTGTTGTTAAATGTTTTAAGGTTAGTTAGAACCTCTGTAGCCGTCTTAGAAACGTCTGTTTCAAGTCCAGTGGCTGGAATACCGACTACGCTGTTTGTAAGGCCTAGAGCATTCTGCATGAGCTCAGAAACATCTGCAAACTCGATTGTGTTAGAGAGTCTTTCTGGCTTATTGAGTTCTCTCTTGCCATCAGGCGACCATTTGTGGTACATCAATAGCGGGTTCATTACCTTGTCAGAATTCTGATAATACTGTTCGTAGTTCTCGATGGATTCTGCTTCCGTAATCCATGTGTTCTTCGGAACCTTAGCACAGCGAATAAGGAGCTGTCTATACGAATAGTTGATAAGGCGCTGAATAGCACGCATGATTGTCGTTACGCCTTCATAGGTAATCTTGTTGTCGTCCCATGTCTGTTCACCGAAGAGAGGCACAACAGGAATGTATGAATAAGGAAGGGTGCCGCTTTCAAGAATGTTATCGCCGACCATCTTGTAATATGTAACGGTCATTTTGTCCTTGACGTAATATGTTACGACAGGAGCGAATTCTTTGCGGTCATATTCTTCTGTGATGTCAACGGAAGGATTATCGAGAGTCATGCCCTCGCCATACTCGTTGCGAATCCATTCCTTTTTCTTAAGCTCGATAATGGCGCATTCAGTAGCGTCTGCGTGGTTGAGCTTAGTAGCGTTAGGATCTAGACGAACGTTTGTTACGTCAGAGATAGAATAAAGGAGTGGCTTTACGGAACCGTCAATGTCATAATCGTTTGAGAAGACCAATACACCAAGACCGGTACCAACTTCGTTAGTCAATGCCTCTATGGTTGCTGTGCAGTTGTCAGGATTGTTAAGAAAGTCCTGACCGCGCTTGGTCATGTCATCAATAATAGAACCATCAAGTTGACGGTACTCCCACTGATAACGATAAGGTGTGTATGAGTTGACGATGGAACGAATTGCGTTCTTTACGACGTTAAGGTGAGCGTTCTTAAAATCATTTCCGAGGACTGTTCTGTCTTCGTCAAGATACTGCTCGCCGGAGATAAAGGATCTGTCTTTCTTAATCTGTTCAAACAGATTCTTATAATGCTTGTAAGAAGCTTTCTCGAATTTACGGAACTTCTTAATGATATCTGTATTTTCCATGTTTAGACCTCAATAAAAGGTGGCGCGGTAACATTGAATAGAAAGTTACCAACGCCATATTTATCAAGGTACTTAAATCAATGGAGTCATTACTTGGCTGTTATCCATTGCAGACAGCAAGTTATTGGTATGTCCGTTTGACTCTAACCAACGATTCTTATCATTGAGGTAAGAATACTGCCAGTTACGGACCTTGTTATAGTTGTCTTTCTTGCAAAGGTCCTTTAGTTTTTCTTCAAGCTGTTCCTTTGTGATATCCTTTGGACATCTGCAGTCTGGGTGGATATCTTCATAAGGTGAGTTAGGCCAGTCAGATCCAAGGAATACTGCACCGATAGCACAGGACTCGATGAAACGAAGGTCAGACTTACAACGGTTAAACTCATTCTCTGTCAAAGGAGCGATAGCAAAGTCTGGCTTGATAGACATTACTGTGCGTGGGAATGAGTTACAGTCAACCCAAGGAACAAACGTAATCATATCCTTGATTTCCTCAAAGAACCAAGGTAAAGCACCCATACAGACAAAGTTAATCTTGCCTGCCTTTACGTTCTTGACAATGAAGTCAATCCAATCTTGAGACCAGTCGCCTCTCAAAGGAACGACACCATTTGGGAACTGTGGGTTAGGCGGGATAGGATTACGATAGTGCTGAGGGGCGCCGGAATAAAGAATAGTCGGAACCTTGATGTCCTCGGTAATATCTGGCTTTCTATCATTTGACCACAAGAATCTTGGAATGACGTTCTTGACAACTCTGACTTTCTCAAAGCCAAACGTATCCTTCAAAGATTTCTTTAGCCATTCTGTTGAAACGATAACTTCATCAAGAAGAGGCAAAAGCTTGGGCATCTGCTTGTGAAGATCCTCAAGTTTGCTGTTCAAAGATGCTTGGTTATATTCAGGAATGCCTTCGCCGTGAGAGATCCATGTCAAGTCATCAAATTCTGCAATGAGCTTGTAATGAAACTGTGGCTGTGCTGCCTTCAACTTTCCCAAGATAGCAATGTCTTGGTCAGAAATTGGACGCTGCCAGATAATTGCTCGTGTTCCTGACAACCAACCGCCATCAAGAATTGGATTAGGAAGCAAGATAGGTGTGATACCTGCTGCTTCTGCTACACCAGCAAGAAATGCACTGTTCCAACGAAGTCGGACGTGGCTGCAACCTGATGTGTCTCGGTAAATGAACTGAACTATAGCGCCAGGTGGGTTAAAGCTCATCATGTTTTGTTCTCCTTTGTGTTTAATCTTTCCATTGCTTCAAGATAAGGAATAAGACGCTCGATTCTCTTGCGCCATTCCTTAGGTTTTGATTTTAGGAAGAAATAATGTATGACTTTATGAGTCGCGTGATTAAGGAATACGAAGTGGGACTCATCTGAAAGATCTTCATAATGATCTTCATCTAAATCTAGGTGGTGTAAATTAGCTTGACGAGTGAGCTTTGCACCAGTAACTGGGTCCACCTTCTGCTTTTCTCGAATCTTATGGCGAAAATCCTTCCATTCCTTAGACGCACGAAACTTAGTCTTGCGTTTCTGGTTATTCATTTGTCCTCCCGGGATATTTATAAGACGAAAAAACCCTCCAGCGTTAACTGGAGGGGTTGAGAATTTGGAAATGATAGGAATTAGAATTGGATACGGTATTTATTACTCATAATCTAATCCCGCTCTTTTGATTTCTTCTAGATGTGCTTGCTTTTTTCGTTTTGCATCTATCTCTGCTTGGTGCTGTCCATAGTAAATCAGTTCTTCAGCAGCACGAGCAAACTTTCTTAGTCTTACTTCTTTTGGTATACGCTGAATGTCATACTTCGTAAATGTATAGTGAACGATTCCTTCCCATTCGCCTTTCTCACTGGTAGCATTGAGACGGATGTAGCTAGTCAATGACTCTATGTCAGAATAGTCATCTATCTCAAAGTGCGTACCAGGATAGAACTGGTTCAAAGCAAGTTCATATTCCTTTAACTCAAGGTTTTTCTTGTTGAACGGTATCATAACGGTTTCCGTTTTCATCGTAGAACTGAGGCCATCTTGCGTGCTTGATGTGTGCCTTCCATTCCGGAGTCTTTTCTATGAACTTTCTTTTGATGGCTACCAAATCTCTGTTGTTCTGGTTTTCATCTCTTGTTACGAAATGAAGATTGTCGATACGGTTGTTGAGAGGGTTTCTATCAATATGGTCAACTTCAACCTTATCGCCTTCTTCATAGATGCCATGTGCCCATAGCTGAAGACGTCCCATATTCAACGGGAATGCACTACGCTTTTCTCTGTTATAGACAGAATAGACTGCTGAAAGAACATAGCCGGACTTGTTCTTCATGATGTAAGGTGTCTTAACGCCGAATCCTCTACTATTAGCAGGCGTTTCGTTGTAGATGTAGTTTCCGCATTCTGAAATCCAAAGGTTGACGTGGTCATAGCGCGGATCTATAACCTTTACTTTGTTGAACTTGACGCCTTTGTGTGACTTCAAGAATGCCTTGATGAATTGCTTTTGCTGTTTTGAATAGTCCATTTTCTAATCCTCATTTTTGAATGTAGATGGTCATCGTGTTACTTTTTAAATTGAGAATAAGAAGACCATTTTCTTGTTTCTCAACATAGTATCCTTCCATTTTCTTATACTGTGTTGCTGTAGCATGTATAAGATTTAGTGGTTGTCTGAAAACTTGGAAGGTTCCTTTCTTGAAATGACGTTTAATCATTTTGCGGTAGTCTTTCTTGCACATATTCTTCTCCCATGTTTTGCTTTAGTATTTGTTCCTGTTTTAGCAAGTAATCTCTGTATCTGTTTTCCCGATAAGAATGTAGAGTTTCTTATAGAATCTTCTGGCTGAAGTTTTGCCCAAACTGATTTATCATTTGTTAAGTCAATCTTTGCGTCCATTTCCATTTGGAAATCACACATCCAAGCATCAAACGCATTTGCTTTAGTGTATGTGTCAATGTATTCACGCTGTTTCTCAAATGGAACAAACATTGCTATTGTCCAAACGTCTGTAGCATATTGAGCAAGATTTTTAGAAAAGAACTTTTTCAATTCGGCAACATAATCAGACTGTCCTTCTAAGTTCTTTTCTAAAATAAGAATAGATTTACGCAACTCATTGATGTATATGTACTTAGGATCTTTAGGGTCCATTTCTAATACTTGAAACGGTGCTGTTTCGCCTTTTGTTTTCTTATTCATAAACAAATGAAGCATGCCGGACATTGTTGCGTCAAGTCTTTTCACGGGCAGCTTATTTACTCCTGTTAATCTACAGACTGTCCAGTTCCATGTCAAACCTACAATGATCCTAAACGCATGCTTAATTTTATTCTTATCTGTAACTCTATTGCCGTCCTTCTCTTGTGAATAATAGAGATGAAACAACGGCAAGCCGTATAATTCTGGCTGTATGTTGTGATTGTATTTCAACAATTTTGAGTAATTGTCGCATACCCAGCCATATTTCAAATCTGTTTCCATGTATTTACCTTTACCTATATACTATAGTGGGAGCCTCATGATTTCCCATCCCCTCAACGGTACTTTCAGAGGCTCCCTTAGGTAAGGTAAACTCTTTAAGATGGGGATTGACTACCATTTGAGGGGTGGTTTCTCGCCTTCCATCCACAAAATATTTATATATGAAATATAACAAAAACTTCATAAACTGTCAATAGTTTTTCAAAAATTTATTCCAAAGGTTCAGAGCCGCTTCGCGGCGACTTGGCTGCCAATAGCAAATGGAGCTGCGCTAGCAGCGATAAGTCTGGGATACTGTCAATTTGGACACTTTAGTGGACAACTGGACAGTATGTATTATAATTCTATTATAATATACTATGTCCAGTTAGCAGTAAACTACTAAATTGACACAGTTCAGAGTAAATTTGCTATTGAAAGCGGACCGTAAAGCGAACTGGACAGTCCATAGATAGAAGATAGATACTGTATGGCTAGTTACAGAAATTTCAAATGCGACAGTTTCAAATATCATAAGGTTGGAGATCTTTATCAGATTGACAGCCAGTTCCGTATCATGCTTGAAGACGGACAGTACCGTTACGTATTCACTATCTACCCGGGATTCCGAACTGATGGCGGCAGCATTCCTTTCTTGTTCAGATGGTTCGCTAAGCCTTGGGATCCCGAGAATCTTGAATACGACGCTTGTTTCATTCTTCATGACGCCTGCTACGCTAGCGGGTATGTCCATCGAGATATAGCAGACGATATGCTTAGAAGCGCCTTGAGGGACATTGGGATAGACAGATTACACGCTTCCACGATACATTGGTGCGTAAAAAACTTTGCTAAATCTCACTATGAGAAAGATGAGAATGCAGATTTCGTCAAATTTCAGATGTTTTCGTTGTAAAAACTGATTTAGAATCTTGTCTATAGTCCCTGGAATGACTTCTACGTCATTTTTACTATCTAACCAATATATTTACCCATCAAAAATTTAAGACGATTATAAGACGTTTAAAACACAAAAACTCCGGCAGCTTTCGCCACCGGAGACCATTTTAGGAGATTATCAACCGTCCATAAAAATCTTATTTGACTTGCTGACTCTGAGGAACTGGGTTCATCGGAGAGGGAAAGTTGCCAGTCTTCGCGAACTTCAACCAATCCCACCACTTCAAAGTTCCGCCTGCTGTCTTATACTGACGGTAAGGTGCCTTGTACTTGGAAAGACCTGCACTGCCTTCTTTATGACGGGTATACTTGCGCTTCTGCTTCTGTTCGGTCGGGACTACATTTCCCGGGACAACAGGAGTCAGAAGGAACTGTTCCTGTGTTTCAGCAGGCATCATCTTTGCGAGGAATGCATCAATCCTCGGAAGATTTTCAATAGGTTGCTTGTCAAAGCTAGAAGCGAAAAGTCTGAGCTTACGCTTTACCTGTTCAATGTAGTTGACGAGTTCTTCGTTGTTGGAAATTGCCATAGTGTGTTTCTCCTGTGTTCTTTGTGTTGTGTTGTTACTATTGTGAGTATTGTTAGTGTTGTTAGTATTCAATTTACCTGCTGCTCTACGTTCATTGATAGAGTCAGCTAATTTCTGACTGCCTTCTTTCGTCATCTTATACGGATGACGCCTCTTAGCACGAAATGCTTCACGTTCTTCTGGAGTCATATTTGCGAAGTACTTCTTACCAGCTTCAGAAATCTTTCTTGCTTTCTCTGCCTTAGATTCAGGTGTGAAAGTTGGAGGTGCTCTCTTTATGCCTTTCATGAAGACAGAGATAGCCTCTTTCTGTTCAGTAGTTAATGTCCATCCGCCTCTGCCCATTTGGTTATCTCCTGTTATTTGTTTAAAGCAAATCCTAATTTCTGACAAGCAGTGATTATCGCTGTTGTGTCAGTGCTTTTATAAATCTGGTCATAAATTTCGCTCAACCCGCTTGCTGCATCAAGCGTTAAATTTGCTTTTTCATTAGCAGTCCATAAAGAATTAAGCATCTTTTCTTTGCAGTTCCAAAATTCAACTGACTTTGAAATACTGTCATATTCTACTGTTTGTACAGTTTCTACTGTCTCATTTTTAGGAAGCGCCAGAATGAAGATTATGAAAAGATCAATTAAAGCAAACTGAAAGCACACAAAAGTACGAAACATTATTTGTCCTCCTTAGCTGTCTTAACAACGAGATAAACGGTATTCAAAAATCCTACAAGGATAAAGAAACAAACAAGAAGAATTGAAAAAATTCCTGTATAATTTCCAAAGATCAGCAAAGCAATGCACATCAAAGTATAAAGCGAGCTACCAAGAATGGTGTTCTGAACGAAGTTTTTGATGGGATCATTGGAGTTTTTCATTGTTTGTCCTTGTTGTTTTGTTTACGTAGATAATATAACAAATTTAAAGGACCTTGTAAACCCTAAAATCAAGAAAATTTTCAGTTATATTACACTACGTCTGAGAATAAGATAAAAGACGAAAATCTTGATAATTACCTGCAAAATGGGAAAAACGCCTATTTTCGTCTTTTTCTTGTAACATTTTTGCTTATTTTAATGTATTTTGGGCGCTTTTTTCTGACTTTTTCCAGTTGTAAAACAAAAGCGGGTAATCTGAAGGACATTTTCCGAATTTCTGTCTAAATTCTGAATACCAACTACGAGTCTTTTTTCTTATCTTTTTCCTACAACCTTTGTGTAAAAATTGGTTTCCTGTATGTATACTTTCTTCAACAAACAAGAATTCCTCTGGCGGTCTGTTATAGTATTTTCCCATCGCAATGAGTTCTTTAGCAGTAAATCTGCATTCAGCAAGGTGATGTAATTCATACTTTTCTTTTGACAAAACAGTATCAGCAAAATTCTCAACTTTCATTATATCTGTACATACTTTGCTATCAAATAAAAATGGACTAATCATAAGTTCTCCTACAAAAAGACCCTCCGTAGAGGGTCGGTCCTTGAAAGAAATCAAGGCGTTATAAGATTTTTCTGTATGTAAACTTTATTTTTCCAACCATACTCATTCTCAATATCAATCTCAATTGAGTCAGGAGGTTGGTCAATATCAAGTTTTTCCGGAGGTTCGAGATAGAATTTTTCTAATCCAGCGAAGGCACTTGCAGGTGCTATCCAAACGTACGTCCTCTTTATTTTTGTTTCTATTTTTCCTTTCATATTAGTTGTTAAATTTAAAAATGACTTTTTTCAAAGAAACTGTAAGGAAACCATCGTAATTCTTATTTCGTTTCTTTTTAATAAATGTCATTGGATAATTGAAATAAACTCATTAGAGAAAGGTAACTTTTGTACTTATCAGAGAAAATGTTCCCTCTATTTTTGAGATTTTTGAACCATTATAGCGGAGGACCCTATGGCTGCTCAAATATCGTGGTTACTCACTCAATTCAAACACGATAGTCCAAATCCCGCTTAACCGGTCTGCAAAAAATTTTGTACGAAAAAGCCCTTAAAACAAATTATTCCAACAACTCGGTCAATTATTCACCGTAGATACGGGTATAAATTTCGTCATTCAGGTCAAATGTGAGTTTAGCCTGAGAATTGTTTTTAGAGAGTTCATCTTCAAGACGAACCTTCTTCTGCTTCAATGTTTCCAATTCCTTGGTAGCATCAAAGTCTGTAATCTTTTCCAATGTGGCTACTTCCCAGTTACCGGTAACAGGGTTACGAGATTTGGAAGTACGATTGGCTTTTAATTTGGTTTCAATCTGTTGTACAACAGTGATTTGAGCATTTACTTTGTTCAAAGCATTAAGAATCTTCTTACCTGCCAAATTCTGTTCATCAATCAAATTGGAAAGTTCACGATTTGCTTCCATCAAATCAGTTAAAAGTTTGTATGAACCTTCAACATCGTTGGTTTCAAATGCTTCAAGCAATTCTGCCTTGCGTTCTGGTTCAACTACATACTGAGAATAACACATTTGAGTATTAATCTTGTTAAGAAGTTCCTTAATGCGTTTACGGAGTGTAAATGCGGTAGTTAAATTTAAATCTAATTTCATATATTATTTCCTCTTTTTGTTTACGTAGATAATATAACAATTTTTAGGACCCTTGGCAACCCCAAATTACACAAAAATTTGTGATTTATTACACTTTTTTTTCTGTCTGTTTCCTTATCCAACATTTCTCACATTCGGACCTTCCGTCCAAATAGTACTGAACATACATTTCTTCTTTACCACATTCAGAACAGTAAGCAGGCCATAAAGTAGTACAAGATGCCTTTCTTCTGTCTGTTATGGCGTCTGCTAATTTACCCATGATAACCTGAAACAAAAGGTTGTGCTGTCATACAAGTAGAGACTGTTCCAGTTAAAGAATTATGAGGCATCTCGTATGGACGATACTGTATCTCTTCCTGCTGTTCTTCATTTATTCCATGTGACTGATTTGCTATCTGAATTGCTAACAATGCAGCTGCTACTCCACCACCTACCATAATCGTTCTCCTAGTCCGCAACTCCGTTTACTCTGTTAATGACTGCACCATTCTGCTTGTCAAAAGCAAATGCGTCTGTAAAGATCTGGTCTTTCTGAGGTACATTGATGTTACACCAAGCTGTGTAAAGTCTTTCTGCCAATAAAGAACCAATCTTCGGTGTAGGCTTGGTTGAAAGATCCATCAAATTGACAGCCCAGTCTTCAAAGTCAATGTACTTTTCTGCTAACTCGATAGGCATGATCCACATATTGTGTGGGTAAATAATGTTGCTTTCCAAACATGCATCAAATGCATGGCGATATTCCGGCATTTTATCTGCTGCTCTATTGAACAGTTCAATAAGCGTGTATCTGTCTTCTGGGTGAGATGCATACCAAAGGTTACAGTTAGTACCATTGATTCTATACATCGTATGATAGACTTTGTCCTTTGCAGTCAACATATCTTCTGTAAGGACTTTATCATGCTGAGCTAAACAGCGTCTAGCTTGATAGATGCCTACAGTCTTTTCTTTATCCTGTTTTGCTTTATTGAGAATTGTTCTGTGAAGAGCTACGTCGCCTAGATATCTGGACTGCTCAAATGTATTCTGAATTGCTACCCCAGGAACTTCATACTTAATTTCCTTTGGGTCATCTTTAAAGATTGTGTAAATCATATTGTCCTCCTAACTCAGTTATTTATTAGCAGCATAGCGTTTTCTTAAGCTTTCTGAAATCTTCTGACGATGTTCAGGTGACTTAGGCCTGCCTTTCATAAACTCTGAAATTCTTTTACGCTGTTCCTCAGACATTTTGTAGACTCTGGGTTTACGTTTCTTATAAGGCTTATAGTGATGTTCTCTTGACATATTTGCTGTGACGATATTGAAGTTACGGACTTTTTCACGTGCCCAACCTCTAGACTCCATGTATATTTCAACAGCGTCAGGTACTTGTCTTGAATTATACTTAAAGCGTGTACCATTGCCAAAAGGTTCAAGAAAATGATGCTTCACATGTTTGCATAACCACGTAAAACCATGCAAAAGAAATTGTGGATCTTCTTCCAAACGTAAATCAAGATACTCTTCCAATACATCATACGGTAATGATGGTCTATCCATAATTTTAACTCCTATAAAAATTGCCAGAGCGGCAATCCGCAACTGGCAATGTATCTACTATGTGAGGTGAGATTTATTGTTTGAAATATAACAAAAGATTACCTGTTTAGCAACCCTTGTTATAATAATTTATTCTTAACGCAAATTACGATTAGGGTCATGAATCATCTTGTTGAGTTCAGCCTCATAGTCTTTGTATTCAGCAGGGATCTGTGGGTTATATCCGCGCTTCTTCAAACGAACCCAATCAGCAAGTTCTGGAGAAGCAAACACCTTTTCTACGCTTGGCTTTGCATTCTTTGCTCTTTCCTGATTTGACTTCACAATCATGAAGTCACGTCCAGCAGCTCTTGATACTCCCTTAGCAGCATCTTGAGCAACCTTCTTTGCTCCCTTTACTTCAACATGAGTAATGACCTTTTTGAAGTTAGGGTCAGACATGAATTTCTGGTATTGAGATTCTGAAATCTTTCCCTTGCCAATATCTGCCTTCCACTTCTCAGGATTATCCATGTAGTATTTCTTATCTTTAGCGAACTGTTTGTCCGCTGCATTGGCTGTCGTTGACTTGCCTTCAGACATCAACTGCTTCTTAGATGCTTCGGAAGCATTCTTGCGAACAGTCTGTTCAGCAGCCTTCTCCTTTGCTTCCTTGTTGATAGCCTTTCTAGCATCGCCAACAGCATCACCGAATACTTTAGTTATCCAGTCTTCACCGACATCGCCAACAGGCTTAGAAACACGACCACCAAATCCTTGGGTAATTGCGTCAACTGCACCTTTAGCCATGCGAGGCACGAGCTCAGTCATAGCACCAGCACCGGCGCCAATCAAAGGCTGAACGATGTTATGCACACCAAGTTCATTTCCTTGGTTGATGTCCGAACCAGCACCTACAGCACCTTGTGCAGCAGCATCAGCAGCTAGCCAAGCAGCTCTTGCGCCTTTGCCTGCAGCAGCACCTGCACCAGGAATAAGGAATGTACCGACGTTTGCTGCATCAAGAGCAAGGTCAGTATTAGTGATGTCTTCACCTTTCTTCATTCTCTGTGAAACATTCGGTGCAAGAATATGTTCATTGATGAATGATGCTACAGGATTTTCCTTCTTGTAGTCAGCATAGATCTTTTTCTTATCACGACGAATGGTTTCATCTTGGAGCTGTTTCATCATCTGGGAACGATCTTCTTTGTTACGCCAGTTGAATTTCATTTCTTCAGCAAGGCGTCCCAACTGTTCCTGATTATAATTCTGCCAGTCATTCTTGTTAGGCGTGAACTTCTGAACTACAGGAAAAGAGGAAACGAGTTTCTGTGCTTCCTCAATATCCTTGTTCTTCTGAGCAAATTCCTTAAGGTACTCATTGATGCGAGCATTTGCTGCATCTTGTTCTGCATAAGGAACATTGCCGCCCATATTACCAGCAGCCTTAACATCTTCAGGACTAATCTTGCCAGCTTTCACCATCTGGTCATAGATGCGAAAGTTTTCTGTGTAATGTTTAGCAAAATTATTCATTATCACTCCTTAGAATTTGAACTGTGGTTTCTGATCTTCTTCCCTTTCTTTCTTTAGCTGACGTGCCAAGTTGTGCTGTGTCTGCCAATCTTGCTGAGCTTCCTTTTCTGCTTGACGTCTCTTTGAGTTCATGATAGTAATAGCCTTCTGAATATCTGTGTCAGTCATTTGACCTTGGTTGTTTGTAAGATATTCATCAATACCATCAGGGTCAAGTTCCTTGACGTTAGCAAGATGACCTGCAGAATTCTTAACAAATGCTTCATGCTTTGTTCGTTCTGCAATGCTAGCTTGGTTGCCCTGCATCTGTCCAGTTACTTCTGCAATCTTCTGGTCAATAACAGAAGTATCCATTCCAGCATTCTGCAACTTAGCCTTCTGAGTGTTAAGGTTGTTGATGTACTGAGCCTGAGCTTCTGGGTTGTTTGTTACCACATTGCTCATCAACGCAGCAGTTTCATTGAGAAGGTTACCCTTCATCTTCTGAGCATCTGCTTCTTGCTGAGCTGCAGTACGAGCAGCATCTGTCTTCCACTTCCAGAATGAAGTAGGGTCTGCATTGTTAATTTTCTTTGATTCCAAAAGAGCTGCCTTGTCGGTATCGCCTTTCTTCAATGCTTCACCGATCTGGCGGTTCTTAATGGTATCGTAAACTTGAGTACCAAACTTGAACGCATTCTGCAGAGCAGCAGCGTTATTCTGGCTTGCCTGAGCAAGTTCCTGAGCGCTGTCTCTGTATGCGATGGGACTCATGAATGTAGGTGCGATTCCGACTATAGCCATGATTAAACTCCAAATAATTTTGAAATAGACGAGCCACTTCTAGGTTGCTGTCTTGCTGATGTCTTCTGAAGTGATGTGCCTTTGTTCCATTTGATTCTGTTGATTTCTTTACCAAGAGAACCAGCTGACAAGAATGCTCTCAACTGGTCAGGAGTGCAAGAATAAGTGTAGTACTTGCCGCCATTACCAAGTTGAACCATCAAGTTCTTTGTTTCAGGATCGTAAACAATATCTGATACGAAACTTGAACGAGCCTTGATGTCCTTTCTCAAAGTAGTATCTTTGTCAGAGAAGTGAGGCGAATCTTTTTCTGCTTCGCGACCCATTTCTTTCCACATAGGATTTTCTTTTCTAGTATGATAGAATTTGTTAAGCAAATCGTTATGTTCTTTTTGAGTCTGCGGAACAAGATAGTCAACATCGCTCAGATTCATCTTAAAATTCTGAGGGTCACTGAAATGCGAAACTGGTATACGAACGTTTTGGAAACGACCAAGACGTTCATCGACCATTGGTTCCGCAAATCCAGAACCAAACATTGCCGCTATACCAGGAGTCATGATTAGTAACCTCCGTATACCGACTTAATTGTTGGCATCTGTGGCTGTTGCTGATTGTTAGCAAGCAAGTTCTGAGTATTCATCTGATTAAATGCCTGCTGGTCAGCGTTCTGTTGCTGAGCCTTCTGTTGTGCCATCTGTACTGCTGCGAGAATAAGTGGTAGCATGATTTCCCTCCTTTCTATATCTATCCAAAGATTCTTCCAAGCAATCCCTTCTTGCTATTCTCATTAGCTGCCATCTGCTGTGCGAAGTTAGCAGCATTCTGAGCGTCAATGTTGTTCTGACCGGCAAGGTTAGAGATGTAGGAACCATAAGCGTTAGTTGTGTTGTCAAGCGCGTTCTGAGCCTGTCCAAGCAAGTCACGATTCTTGTTATACTGATTCTGATAAGCTTGGTTCTGCAAGTTAGCGTTAGTGCTAAACTCATTCAAAGCCTGTCCGCGTTCCTGCATGTAACGATCATAAGCCTTGTCTGCTTCCTCAGATGCCAATGCCTGCTGCTTAGCGGCAACAGCGTTGAGATAGTCAGAGCTGAACATATCACCAGCATTTGCTCTGCTGTTTGTGATAGCGTTCATTGCTTGATTAGCACGCTGATTAGCGAACTTGCTGTAATAGTCTTCAACATTCTTATCAAACGAGAATTCACCAGGATTATAGACTTCCTGATTTTCAAGGTTCTGCAAGTACTGACTATACTTTCCTGCAGTATCGCCGTAAGTACCTTGAACCTTATTCAAGTACTGATTGTAAAGACCACGGTTTTGAGATGATGCATCGTCAGCGGCCTGCTTTGCTTCTTTAAGAGCAGCATTTGCCTTTGCTACTCTAGAATCCTGGCCGAAACCGAGTAGATCCCCCGGGTCAAGAAAATCCATGACTCCCATAATTATTCCTCCTTAAAACTGAATAATCACTGCTATGCAAGGCTCAGTCACGTTAAGAGCCGTTTGCTGTAAGTTTAATACCTGTCCTGAGATAGTATCTTTTCTAAATTCTATCACAGGTGTTGTTTCATATCTTTCATTAAGGAACTTCTGAGGCAATGTGTTTGGTCCTGTCTCACAGTTCTTTCTGAAGAAACGGATTTTGCCACTTTCAATGCAACGCCAACCATTATCTTCAGATACCTGCCACGTGCCCGCCACAGCCTGTAGAATGTCCTCAATTCTTGACTTGTTGTTAATAATCATACCATCTCCTAAACAGGCGTATTGAGCTCCTGGAAACGAATGCTTGAGTCGCTAATAACCCAGTTGGTCGGTTCAGAATATGAAACACGAAGAACGCATTGTCTTGTCATACCCAAAGCAAGCCAATCAAGTCGAGCGTTATACTGACCACGCATACCAACAGATGCTGCTATTACGTTGCCATAAGTATAACCACCATCGTTAGACATTTCCAACAATGCCTTGCCTTCTTTGTTGTATTCGTTCATCGCTCCACAGTTACATTCAAGAGCAAGTTCATAGATGATAAACGGTCTATAGTTAGATGTAATGACCGGTGTCTGTCTTACTCTCAAAAGTGGGAGTCGGTGAGTTGCGTCAAAGTCTTCATAGAAGTAATCATCTGCAAGTTCATAAAGGTTTCCGTTCTCGCATGAACCAGCAATGATCTTGTTGTTGAACCATACAGCAAACTGTGGCATGTAAGGCTTGTTACGTCCTGTATAGAAATTACGAGAAGAACGAACGTGCCATTCGCCTGTAGTTAAGTCATAGCAGTATGTTTCATTCTTAATTGTAAACAAATAGAAACTATGATTATTCTTTGAATATGTCCAGCCACGAACTGCTGTAACGTCATTTGCATTGATGATCTTGTCAAGCCAAAGTGGCGAGATCTTCTGAACATTCGTATCGTCAATTCTCAATATGCACTTAGCGTTTGACTTACCAGTACCAATGCAAAGCTGCGTGTGGTTAATAGACGCGATAGAATAAGGTGCTTCAAGACCTTGTTCCTTGTTAATCGTATATGAAGTTCTCTGCCATGTCTGATATGATTCTGCGTCACCTCTCTGCCAGAATTCAATAGAAGACGGACCAAACAAAGTAAGCAATGCACCTACCGATGTAACAGCGATACATTTGTCTGATGAAGATTCACCGTTGAAGTATTGCTGAACGCCGTAATCGTCAAGGAAACAGTAATCGCCTGCGTCAACATCAACCATATCTACTGTAATGTTGTCTGACTTGTACTGAACTTCGCCATTGACGATCTTAAATACATTTCGTCTTTCTTTGTTCAAAGGATATGGAACAGAATAATAGACATAGCCAGAACCAGCATCGTTAAGAACGATAGATCCTGAAACTACTGCAATGTGTGTAGGCTTAATGTAAGCATTGTCTTCGTCAATTCTTTTTGGCAAAGTAATTTCAACTGCTTCGCCTTTCTTAAGATCATAACCATGAATGCTGTGGCCGTCAACCCACATTAGGATAGCACGTTCGCCACCGCTTTCAGCAAATTGAACACAGTTACCAATAGCATACTGACCTATACTTGAAATGTTGTTTGCTTTATCAATCTTATAGATGGTACCTTGGTATGCAACGAACAAATCAGGCACGTAGTTAAGATTCTTTAAACCAGTGGTAGGTACATACATACCATCGCATTGGCTGCCATTACCCAAGGAAAGAAGAAACTTCAAACCAGGGCAGCTATTCATGAATGTTCTTGCATCTTTGTTCTCAGGACCGTCTGTATTTCTTTCTGTAAACATATTGCGTGAGATACCAGATCCCTCAATGTTTGGGAAATCTGTTTTAGAAGTACCACCAACAAATGAATAAACGATCTTTGACTGTGGCATGATTAACCCCACTGTGCAGGACAGAATCCGTTGTAGTAATTATCCATGTAAGAACCTTTCTCAATAAAGTCATATTGCTGTGGGCGATTTGCCTGATTGACTCGCTTGATTAAACGGATAGAGTTTGCGAATTCTTCTTCAAATGTATCTTTGAGATCCATCAACTTATATCTTAGGCAAAGCTCAGCACAGAGACCATCTTCCAAAAGATTTTCATACATATTGGAAACGTAAAGCGTATCGTCAATCTCGATGTCAGGAATACCTTCAAGATATGTTACACGAATTGGTGCAGCAGTACCAGCATTCAACTCAATCTTGAGACGCTGAACTGTTTGAGCAAATTCCTGATGCATGATTGGTTCAACGTAAATGTTTTCTGTCTCAATGCAGTATTCAGATGCCAAACCGCACTTCAAGAAGGAGTCAATTCGCATCTTTGTTGCTGGCGCCAACTGAATATAACGATTGGCAATCTTTCTACCAACGCCCAATACTCGGTCAGGCAATTCTTTGACAGCGAAGGTCGGCCAATAATCTTGCATTTTCTTTTCAAATTCGTCAGATGAGATGATTGACTTTTCGCCTAATGTGAATGATACGACACAGTAGAAATGCTTGCCTTCATGCGGTTCTTTGAATTTAAGAATATCGCCGACATTAAGATTATCAAGTACCAACTCTGCTGTTTCGTAATTGTTGAATGTCTTCCAGTTTTCTGGAAGGACTGCAAATGTAATGAAATCCCTTGCTGTAGTATCTGCGCATTTAACGTCAGAAAGGATAAGGTTCTGTTCATTGAGCTTAGCAATAACAGATTTAAGATCCTGTAGTGCAGCTCTTGTCTTTGTACCATCAGCGACCTGACCGTCACCCACAAGTGAGCAACGTTGGAAAGCGTGCTGAATGAGACTGTTTACTTGAATGGACATTTGGGACTACCTCCTTGAACTATTTATTTAAAAGACAAAAAGGTCCCAGGACCGAAGTCCCAGGAACCATGTTAGGAGAACGTATTCTCTATTACTTTTCGAAATAGACGGTTACTGCTTCACGAGGTTCAGGAAGAGTGAATGCGTGCGGAGCATCCAAGCGGCCCAAGACCTTCATGTGCTGACCGTCACCGTACTGCGACATCTTGATTGAGATACCGTCTACAGTTTCTGTAGCGTTTTCAGATCCCGGAAGATCATCAAACTTGTAGGTATCTACACCGAGAGCCTTCTGTGTACGGATCTGACCAACGTAATAGCTCTTGCCTTCTGTGAGGATCGGAGAAAGAGTCAATGCAGAGGTACCAGATGCTACCCAAGCGTTCGGGTTGCCGTATGCCTGTCCTTCAACAGTGATACGGAGTTCAGGAATCTTACCGTCCTTGTCAACGATAATTGTGTAATCCTGATCTGTTTCAATTCCGTCCTTACCAACAACCTTGAGGCCATTAGCAGAGAATGCCCAACCAGCCTTGAGACCAGTGCCAGAAATGGATGTTACTGGCTCAAATCCCTTGCCAGAAACGTCAGTCAATGTGACAGAAGCGTTAGCAGCAGAGATGTTTGTTGCATTAACTACAGGAAGGTTTGCTTCATTGATAACAGCAGCACCAGCGTACTGGCCGAGGTATGCGTCTGCATAGATCTTGCGCTGAATGTCATCAGGAATGAAGTTTGCGAGACCACCATTTGCGATCTTGCCAGCAACAGTCGGCTTGACGAATGCGACCTTAGTACCAGCAACCTTTGCTTCATCGAGCTTCATAGAAGCATCAGACAAAGTTGCGAAGTTTGCGGAACCAACGGTAGCCTGGCATGCCTTGAAGACTGTCTGGTCAATAGCAGCCTTGTCGAGAGACTGAGCCAAAAGAACTGCCTTCGGCTTAACGATTTCCTTCTTGAAGTCCTCAATGTCTGTCAACTTGTTCCAAACGTTAACCTCGAAAGAAGTATTCTTGTTTTCGAGAGTTACCGGAACTTCAACTTCAACAAGAGAATCCGGATCTGCGTCCAAACCATCAACTACCTTACCCGGATCTGGGATATAGATCTTGTAAGTACGGCCGTATTTCTTGCCGTCCAACTGACCCTGAGTCATGTAGGAAGTTGCTTCCTTGAGGTACGGACACTTGTCTGCTACTTCAGTAGCGATCATTTTTACCTTTTCGGTATTGCTAAATGTATTTGCCATAATGTATTGCCTTTTTGTTTAAGGGTGTTTAACGTCTTAAGAATTCCCTCATAGCATCTCTGTCAGAGAAGATGTCCTTCTGAGGTGTTTCTCTATTTATTCCTGGCTTTCCAACAACTGGAACAGCAGGAGGTGTAGGTGGTACTGGCGCTGCAGTTGGCGCAGGAATTACTGGCTGCGATGCGAGCTTTCTTTCCAAATCACGGACGAGGAACTGTCTATCGAGTTGTGTAACACCTTCCTTAAAGAAATCATCTACGGTCTGCATGTTAGTAGCGAACTCGTACATAATCTTCGGACCGAGCGGCGACATCATGATATAACGACTCAACTGTTCGTCTTGGTCAATTAGATCACCAAGTCCATCCTGCAAAGCCATGTCCAACTTTTCATGATAGTCTTTCAAGGCAACTTCGTCAGAATAAAGCTTGGAAACGTTTTCATCAACGATTGACTTGTAACGACCTTCAAGTTCTGTCTGCTTTTTCTGCTCGGATTCTTGTTTCTGATATTCTTCGAGCTTATCTGCAAGGATTTTCTGAACTTTGTCGTCAACCAACTTGTTAATGAAATCGTCATCAGTCTCAAACTGGTCGCGTGTTGGAGGTGCGTACTTCTCGGGATGTTCGAGTCGGTCAAGTCTGTCCATCATTTGCTTGAACTGTTCATCGCGGTCAGAAAGCATCTTTTCATACTTTGCTTTCTGCTTTGAGAACTGTCTGTGGAACGAATACTGAGCCTTCTCAAGATCCGTGTACTGCGGTTTTTCTGGAGTCCCTTTAACTTCAGGCAATTTGTTTTCTACTTCCGCAGGCGTTTCAGCGTTACCTGCAGGTTCGACGGGAGTGGTTTCTGGTTGAACTGCTGAAGGTTCTTCCGTACTAACACTTTCAATCTTGTTTTCTTCTTCCATGGTATTAACCTTAAGCGTGGATTTAAAAGTCTGTATCCTACCCACGTTGCAGGATACTCACCGATATTTATTACTCCATGAATCTTGCTTGTTCTGCTCTCTTGCGCTCTATATACTTTCTTTCTATAATTGGTCCAAAGTATGTCAAGACAAGGGCATCAGCAATGTCAGGAGAACGTCCAATCTGCAACTTAATATCAGCCTTTGGAATAATCTGAATCTTGTTGCTGTTGTTAAGAATGTATCTTGTTGCATTCAATTCGTGTTTTAATTCTGTGGTCAAACCAATCAGTCCTTCATCGTCAATCTGTTTCTTAGCTGTGCAGTACATTTCTGCACGGTTATTAAGATAGACATGTTCTGTTGCCGCACCACCAAACGGAACAGTCTGGGCAAGAATACCGTATTCGTTCAAACGTTCACAAAGGTCAAGTCCATAGGCTTCATCTATGTAGACCATTGATAGATTGTCTTTACCGAACTCGATGGTAATGCCACGAATGATACTGCAAAGTTCACTGGCTGTTGCCATCTTTTTCTCAACGATCTTGACGATCTCATTGCCACGTCTGACAACGATTACGTTCATATCGTTTCCAAGACCAGAACAGTCAACGCCGATGTTATAGCCTAATCTTGTCTGACGAACAGTATTGCATGCATTGTCAAGCATAGTATTCGTGAACAAGATACCATCAGACGAATCATCAACTTCTTCACCATAGAACTCACGCTTCCAAGAATTTTCGTCAATGCATGTTTTCTTCATCAACTCAATTTCTTCAGGAGTAATCTGTGTATTGTCAGAAGTCTTAGCCGTAACTACCGGAATGTTATTCTTTCTAACAAATTCTGTCAGCCAGTTTTGAGAACGAGGCGTTGACATCATACGGATCTGTGACTTGAATGGAGCACAGTCACGCATACAGAATGCCAAGACGGTAAATATGTCAGGAGGTGCCAAAGCTGCCTCGTCAAGAATAGCAAGTGAAATAGAAGTATAACCTCTTATTGCTTCAATGGACTCGTATGAACCAAGATAGATGACGCCTTTGCCATAGACAATCTTGTTAGATGTCTGATTCCACTTATAGTCTCCAGGAGCTATTACATCGAGCTGTTTCGTAATCTCGGGCACCAGAACCTCACGTATGGCCTGAGATGTCTGTCCCATACAGATTATTCGCTGACCGCGCATAAGAGCTTTAACCGCTATTGCAGCAGCAGTAACGCTCTTACCGGAACCACGTCCAGCACGGAAATAAAGGATAGGCTCTTGTGATCTTGAAACTAGTTTCTGGTGAGGCAGAAGATCGTATGTTATCTTTCTTGTATCACCAGAATCTTCAATCTTAAGACAACCAATCTTATTCGTTATCGTTGTCTTTATCTTCATCGTCGTCAAAGTGAACCTCAATCTTCTTAGGACCTACAGTAGCATCAACTGCCTGTTCTGTTCTTTCCGACCAATTGTTCTTGAAACGACGTTTGAGAATCTCGAGGAACTGTGGCTTGTTAGACCAATAGTACTTTCCTGTGATTCTGTCTTCAATCTTTTCTTTGAGAACAGAAAGACGATCCTGCATTTGCTCCAAGAGTTCAATCGTTCTATCAGCAAGATCTCTATCTGCGCCGAATGAACGACGTGTCCAGATAGTCATATTGCTTTTCTTGAACTTCAATTCAGGTGGAAGGTAATCTTGAATAGAACTCATGAATACAGCAACAGACATGTATGATGGTTCATCATCATCGTGCTTACCTCTGCCCCAGCCTTGATAGTTGAGCAAACGCAAAGTAATTGCTGCTTTGTTGAAAGGAGTATTGGACTGTGCGTCATCAGGAGCGAACACGGGTTCAGTCATGTTCTCAAGAAAGTATTCCATCTGTTTGTGTCGGAACTCTCTTAATTTTGCTTTGTTTCCAGCGGATAGCATGTTAGTAGCCTCCTCCAAAACGCTTTTCTATTGCGTCCATTTTCATTTCAAGCCTCTCCAACATCTTGATGGTATTACCCATTACCTCAAGAATATCGGAGATCGTAGGCTCTTTTACGAGCTCCTTTTCAGGTTTAATTTCGTTTGTAATTGTCTTCTTTCTCATTATGTCTCCTCATCGGAAATACGTCCGATCCGTGTTGTATTTATGCGGTTAATGCTCGTTAAACGGATAACCAGTAGTTTGATAATTTCTAACGTAAAGTATAGTGTTCGGGTTAATATCACATGCACTGAAATCTGATTTGACGCCAGAAGGTGCATTTTCATATTTACCAATATATGTGTATGCACTGTTGGTATATGCTGTGTTACTAGCAGTTGACTGATAATCTAATCGAGTAGCTTTACCATATCCAATCGTGCTATTAACAAATTTCGGCGTCCATTCTCTCTTTAAGTATACATCGCCTTTAATAGTAGCACTTACAATGTTTCCTTCGCTACGTCCAGAAAAGTCTTCAATGTACTTGAATGATGGATTATAATCCAAGGAACCAAGTTTAAAAAAGTCAACGTTCTTAACAGATGTAACCGCTTCCCAGCCATGATTAAAATCACAGAAGTTTGGTGCATAGAAGTTTTCAAGTTCAAGAATACGTGCTTTCTGTGGATATGTTTGAATAGGAGTATTGTTTCCAGTACCACCGTCTGCAATAGCTGGTGCTATAGTATATTCATAGTTTGCCAAACCATCAATGTTTCCATAGTTCGGTGCATAGAAGTTACGGACTGCTGTGTAATCTGAAAGGTTGAAGGTAGCACATCCAGAAACAGATGTATCTCTGTAACGAATGATTTCTGCTTCACCATAAACAGGTTTGTTATTAACGTTATCCCAACCAGAATATCCACCGTTAGTCAAGTCATAATAACCACCAGCTACCAAAGGCGTTCTCAAGTAAATGTAATCTGTGCTGTTAGGCTCATAGTTGTAGTAAACTGCATATCCCAACTCAGGTGATGCAGAACCAGTAGCAACTCTTAATGGGAAACAGTCTTCTTCTCGCCATTCATTTGCAGAATAGTAGTAAGGCGAAGAAAACGCCAACGCTTCGCTGACGCTTTCAGGCGTTTCAGTAGGCAACATGTGGTTAGGATCTCTAACAGCAATAGCAGGTCGCTGTGCTGAACCACTGTTTCTTTTAATTATGATGTTTGGAATACCGTTACTCCAAGATGCACTCCAAGTATAACCGATGGGACATCCGTTATAGATGAAGTAGTATCCATTCTGACCAACAAAAGCATTACTCATGTGTTCTCCTTATGCTAACTGAATAGTGTATGTACTATTTGTATTCATACTGAATGTACCGCTTCCCATCATTCTCTGGAAGTTACCAGCTGAACCCCAGACTTGAGCAGTAACAGTGCCAGTAGGTTGATAATACATATCAGTCTTCCATGAAATTGACTTCCAACCAGAAGAAGGAGTTCCGCTGAAATAGAATTTAGCAGAAGAGCAGTATTCTGACTTAGAAGCAGTCGTGTTACAGATAGTTTCCATGTCTGTGCTGTTGATAGGATTCCAAGATCCGTTGTAGTACTGACCAGCATAACATACAGAGTCAAATGAAGCTGCTGCACTGTTAGCAGACATACCTGCAAAAGTAAGGTTATCATTTTTATTCCATGCTACAACAAGATAAGCCTTTTCATAAGTAGGAAGCGGTGAAGCAGTAGGCCAAATCAACTGTCCATTATACATAGCGGAAACAGGGTTCCCGTTATAAACGAGACCCTGAATCATTGAACCATTTAACATTAATCCTGCCATTTAACAGTCTCCCATGTTAATTGCTACCAGTGATGATATAAAGAACTCCGGATTCTGTTGCTTGTGCGGATGTTGCCACATATTCTATGTTTCTGTTATCCAACATATCGCATGTAGCATACTTCATACCGATACCGCCAACATAATACTCAGGTTCTGCATCAAGCCAGTCGCTATCCAAGTCGTAGTGAACTCTTACGCCGTATCCTGGTTCAAGAGTAGCAGTTCCTTGAGCAGCTGAGTAATAAATCGAGATATCCTTCCAGTTGATGATGTTGAAAGTCCAGTCTCTGTTCATCTCAGGATAATCATCAATAGAAGAATCACCAGAATCAGCAGAAGTATATGTCTTGCTGAAGTATGATGCCTGAGCGGACATTGACGAAGGAACAACAGCAGAAGCATCAACCCAAGTAGTTGAACCACGGTAGTCCTGCATCAAGAACGAGTTATGATTTACTGCTGTAGGAGCAAGCAAACCGACTGCAGAATCTGCAACCCAAACAGTTGTTCTTGCTGGTGTAGACTGCGATGTCTGATACCTGATTAACATATCGCCGTTAGCAGAGTATGCAGTAGCAGGAGTGCTGTAATCATATGTTATCTTATTGCCACCGCCACCAACCTTGCCATCAGCGTCGTAGAAGTAACCGAGTGGAGCATGAACGTTACCGCTATTGTCAATTACGAACAAGTCACCACGAGCGTTAAGGTCTGTACCGTTACCGATAACGAATGCAGCGTCTGCAGAAGTACTGTTATACTTACCGATAGCCATGCAGCCATTGGCCTTAGTACCGATACCGAATGCCTGACCAGCACAGACTGCAACCGTGTTAGAACCTTGAGCAAATGAGTATGCAGATGCGTAAGGATTGTAGCCTTGAGCGAATGACATGTCAAATGCTCTTGACCAAATACCTTGTGCAAATGAATATCCAGAAACTGTTTCGTTTTCGCCTTGGCCGAATGAATGCTGATTTGCTGTGATGTTATAGCCTTGTGCGAAAGAATCGCCTGAAACATCAAGGTTAGCACCTTGACCGAACGATGCACTTTGAACTTTAACAGTCTTACCTTGAGCAAAAGCAGAACCGATAGCAGATACTGCGTTGCCTTGAGCAAACGATGCAGACTGTGACTTAACAGTAGTACCCTGACCGAATGCAGTAGCATCAGCAGTAACGTTAGAACCAATTGGGCACTGAACGGAATTCTTCAAAACGTAGTTATCAGGATCTGCTGTGTTAGTAGCAGCAATAACCAATGTATTGATAGAAGAGTTAGGTGTCAAAGTAATTCCAGTACCACCAGAAAGTGACCAAGTTGCAGAACCAAGAGAAACTGTATCAAGTTCATTATCTACAACTACAGGTGCGATACCCTGGTAAGTCTTACCACCAGCAGTGACAGAAATTACATCGTCGTAGATTTGAATACCGTTACCGGCTGAATACTCGTGGCCAGAAGCATTGATGACGTGGTCAACAATTGTGATACCGCTACCAGCAGAATAGTTGTTATAGAGGTCAACGACTTTATATCCAGTAACTGGAACTGAGCTATAAACATCACCAACATAATATGCTTCACCTATGAAATAATCTGATGCTTTTATCCAAAGGCTATTACCTGCAGATGTAGATGTATAAGGAATTGTGTATGACTGCGAATTATCTAGTCTTGGGATAACAAAGCTGGTTAATGTATTACCATCGCCGTCTTTAATCCATGCAGATGTAGCATAATTTAGGTATGTGCCAACTTGTGCAGCAGACATTTCACCAGATAATACGTTATCAAGTATCTTATAAGGAGTTGAAGTTTGCGGAACTGATCCAATAACCTTGCGCTTGATGTTAACTGCAGAATCAACATAGTGTGTAGTCAAATCCAGACCAGAAATGCTTGCTTCCAATGTAGAATTTGCATTGTCAACTATCAAAGTGCCCGATGGAGAAGTATAAGTAGTGCCACCTTGACCGCCAATAGCAGAGCCGTTAATAGCGGAAATGTTATTGTCGCCGTCATAGTTGAAAATCAATGTATCTTGCTTACCGCTTGTAGCAGACTCAACTGCAGCAGTAATCTCATCTGACCAATCCTTACCAGAAATGACGTGGTCAGTTACATCGATGTTTGCTCCAGCAGAGTAATCAACGACAGTCGGAATTTCAGACTTATCTGCTTTACCAGAGGTTGCTGATGTAATTTCAGTTGTCCAGTCCTTTCCTGAAACAACATGATTGGTGATGTTGACGTTAGCACCAGCAGAGTAAGGAGTTACATCCTTACCAGCAGTCCAAGAGCTATCAAGTTTTCCAGATGTTGCTGATGTGATGTTTGTAGACCAGTCACGTCCAGAAATTACGTTAGAATTGCTGATGTTGATATTCGCACCAGCTGAATAAGTCTTACCAACATCGCCACTGATGCTGAAGACAACAGCGTTTTCAGTCTCTTCAACCTTGATACCAGAAGTACCAGATACTGGCTTAGCAGACGGAACTTCAATTCCCGAGATTGCTGACTCAATATGTTCATCAATGGTTTGTGTCCAGTCCTTGCCAGAAATAACGTGGTTAGTTACGTTTACATTAGCACCAGCAGAGTAAGGAGTTACATCCTTACCAGCAGTCCAAGAAGCGTCCAACTTACCGCTTGTAGAAGAAGCGATTTCATTTGACCAATCCTTGCCAGAAACAACGTGATTAGTAATGTTGATGTTGCTTCCTGCACTGTATGCTTGATTGTCATCTCCAGAATGTGCTGCTGTATATACAGTGAACGAAGAAATGTCAAGCTTATTTACTGTGCCTGCAGAAGTAATGAATCCAGATGGGTTGCTTGCAGAATAGTAATCACCAGAAGGTTGCTTACCGCTAACAGCAGCAATGATTTCATCTGTCCATGACTTACCGCTAATTACATTGTTAGTGATGTTGATGTTATCACCAGCTGAATAAGTCTGTCCTTCAGAACCTGTAAACGAAATTACATGGTCTGTAATGTTAATGCCGTTTCCTGCGCTATACTCTGTAGTATCTGCGTCAGCAGTGAATGCAGACCAAGCAGAAATATCCAACTTGTTATGGTAGTTATTTACTGCTGTAGTGTATGCACTATTGGCAAGAGCATTCACAGCAGACAACCAGTTATAGGTGCTTGCTGTATAGCTAGAGAATGAACTCAACGGCAAATAACTTGAAAGGTATGGGTCAATATCAGGAAGACGGATGTATGCACCTTTCATCCAGATGTAGTGGTTATGGTCAGCGCAAAGTCCCCAAGAAGAGAAGATTGGCAATACTGAACCAAACTGCAACTGTTCTGTTGCTGAACCGTAATCTTTACCACCAGAAATCCAAGGGCATGAACCTCCACCTTGACCAGATGTTGCAGAAATGATGTCGATGATCTCACCAGATGTTGCTGAAACTACTTCTGTCATATGTTCAGTAACAGCAGACATACCAGAGACAAATTCATCTCTTCCAACTTTCTGACCGATTTCGTATGTCCAGTCTTTACCTGAAACTACATGGTCTGTAATGTTAATGTTGTCACCAGCAGAATACTCAACGATCTCAGGGATTGCCGAGCTGTCAGCCTTTCCAGAAATTGCAGAAGCAATGTGGCTGTCAATGTCGTCAGTCCAATCTTTACCAGAAATAATTCTGTCTGTGATGTCAATGTTCGGACCAGCTGAATAAAGGTCGCCGGTTACCGAGATAATGTTTACGCCTTGGTCATTGGTAATCTCAATGTTGTTACCACCAGAAAGAGCTGCAGAAACGCCACCTTTGACGATCTGTGCCATTTCCTGAGACCAATCACGGCCAGAAATAACATCGTCTGTAATGTTGATGTTAGGTCCGGCACTATACTCAATGTTTGTTCGGCCAGCACCGCGAAGTAGCACAGTCTGGCTTGAAAGAAGTTGTTTCTTAGACATTCTTTCCCTCCTCCAATATCTATACTTGCTTAGGATTGATTACCTTTGAGACAAGATTTTCATCCAAAGCATAGTAAATACGTGAACCATACCATCCATCATGATCATAATGGAATAGAAGGTCAACGTCACCACTCTTTGAACGATCTACTGTAACTGTTCTGTATCTTGACTTATCATACCAAGGTTGTTGACCGTCTTGTCCTGCATAAGTCCAACCTGCCTGTTTAGAAATTAGATAAGATCCATCGTTGGTATAAGTTGCTTGTCCATACTCGTATGCTGTAGAATTATAATGTGCAGCGAACCAATAATAAAGTGTAAAATTCTCGGATACATTTTGAATGTTCTTAATGAAATTCTGATAAGACTCGCCAGCAGTAACGCCATCGTTTGTTTCAAAGACTTTAAAGCCTTCCCAAACACCAGGATATCTTGTTTGAGAAAGAAAGTCAGATGTTCTATCGTTGCCGACATTGTTCAAGTCAATGGTAAGTTGCTCAGGGGGCGGCAAAGGTACAGACAGAAAAGTGGATCCTATCTTCATGAATGATCCATTAGGTGATGATAAAAATGTACTCATTTACTTATCCTCTTTCTTTGCGAGTTCTATCTTAATGCTGCACAACTCGTCCAAGATGCGGTCCAACTTATCGGCAAATAGTGCATTCTGTTGTTTCATGAACTGAACGTCGTGTTCAACCAAAGTAAGACGCTTATCCAAATCGTCATGAGCAGTATCTCGTTCTGTCTTTGTGACTTTACGCTGAGACTGAATCTTAAAGTATATGAAACCAAGTCCAAGGACACATACCACGATGGGTAGTGCCGATGGACTGATTGCAGCGATTACTGATGTGATTACTGATTCCATAACAACTCCTTACGGCATGATACCAGATGCAAGCCAAGTACCATTACAACCTATGACTCTATGATATGCCCATGAACCACATGAACCGGAACCGTTACCAACAGTACCATAGTTATAGGCAGTAAAGTGAACACCGTAAGATCCTAAGTTAGTAGCTGTACCATACTTTGCAGCGGTAGCAGTAAGATCATATGCAGTAGTTTTATTGCTTTGAGAAGTTGGGAACCAAGAGTTCGTTGAAACAGACGATCTACCAGTGCCTGTGCCATTTATACAAGCTTGTGCAGTGACGGCTCTTTCTGATGCACCACAGAAAATACCAACGGATGTAACGTTTCTATGTCCAGTAATGTTCATATGAGCTGAAAGTTTCCAAGCAGAACAGTTCACTGGTGCTTTAAGTGATGTTGATTTCCAGTTAGTAAATGACTTCCATGCATGATAAGCAGCTTTCATATTGTTTGCTTTAGATGTTCCCGTAGCACCATAGTTAGTACCTTCACCACCGGTCATCGTTGAAGAAGCGACAGTACCTGTCCAACCAGTTATCTGTAATGACGGATAAGCATCTGCCACACCCTGATAAGAACCATTGAAGTTATTTGTCCACTGAAGGTTTCCGCGAGCAGTAAATGTATTTTTCTGAGTATTAGTAGTTGTAGCATAACCAGACGCAGTAACGGTTCCATGTGCAGAAAACCCTCTTGACCAATTAGCGGAAGCAAAGTTATCTAATCCAACAGGCGCTCCACAACCGCATCTAAAGTATTCAGGTGTAGACGCAGTTATAACAACATCTGAACCAATAGGAATATCTTTATATGCAGTGCTGCCAGCATTATTCCAGGATGTAGTTTGACCATTATATGTAGCAGTTATACCTAAAGTTGCTGTAGCATTAGCAACAGCACCAAACCGAACATATTCAATTGGTTCGTACTCAAATGATACATACCCATTCCAACCTGGATAGGCAAGCGTCATGCCGTTATACTGTAGCTTGTAAATGTCTGACATTAGTTGCCTCCAGATACACGGTTGATACCGACGACTTTAGTAAAAGTATGATGTCTTTCAGAACCATCATACCAAGTTATTTCTTGTGGTGAAGCAGTGGTCCATATACCGCCTTGTCGTCCACTTACTAGAGAAATACTTGTATCTGTCATTGTTCCCCAATCGCAATACATTCTCCATATATTGCCATTTATGCCATCGGTCTTAATACCAAACACAGTCTGTCCAGGTTTATAAACCATTTCCTGATAGTATGTTTGATTTGATTCCTGATATGGAATGTAATAATAAAGACCATATTTTTCAAAGTGTGTTAGAGATTCATTTAGATTTATGGTAGAACCAGTAGTAGAACCAGCACCACTCCACAGCACCGTTTCATCGTTGCTGAATACCAATGTATTATCAACCAGATTAACCTTGATGCCAGGTCCAGCAGAGATAGGCAAAGCAGATCCACCCCATGTACCACTGTTAGCAGTAACTGTGTCAATTACGTCAGTAGCAGATGCAGGCAATTCAGTCATGAAACCAGAAGGGTTAGATGCTGAATAGTAGTCACCGCTTGGCTGCAAACCAGATGTTGCCGAAGCAATATCTTCAGACCAATCTTTACCAGAAATTACGTCATCTGTAATGTCAATGTTAGCACCAGCAGAATATGTTGAACCACCACCAACTGCACTTCCAGCAATAGCAGTAATAGCAGAAGTAGCGCTGTCACATTCTATTTCACGTTTCTGAACGGAACCAGTAAGTGACCACGTACCCGAGTAAGCAGAACCAAATGCAGATGAATGATATGTAACAACATTATGTCCTGTTAAATATGAATATTCAATAACATTTCCTGAGTCGTCAGTTGATTCTGTTCTAACGATACCATTTCTGGCAGTCAAACCATCCATTTGAGCCTTAATATTTTGTCCAGAAATGCCAATGTAAATTCCGAAACCATCAGCACTTAGTAAAGGTGCACTACTAAAGCTAGCTGAAGCTATGATTGGCACGTATGGCGATAACAGAATGTTTGGCTTAGGAGAATCTAAACCAGCAATAAGTTGTGAAGGAGCAGGTGGTTTTGTAGTATCCCAAACAACATTACCATTATGGTCATATCCTTTAGCTGCAGATGCTTCTATACTGAAACCTGCACCTGAAGCATTTCGCGCTTCAAATTTTGGTGAAGGGATTTGAACTGTTTGGCTGGTTGCATAATTAACTGCTAATTGAGCAGTACCTAATGATGTATTCTCAGATGAGAATTGAAAACCACCTCCACCGCCACCAGAAAATACTTCGGTGCGACTGTTAATACCAAAATATGAATCATTATTAGTTGCTGTTATGCCATTTGCTGTAAAACCACCAGTATTAGCAGTTACTGCGCCGCTAAGATTTAAGTTTTGCTTGTTTATTCCCACACCTGAACCATAAATACCAGCAACATTGTAGAAACTATCGTCATCAGCGTAAATTGGGTTTGCTGATGGTCGATTCTCATATTCAACAACGCCAGACGTAGCAGCCTTACCAGAAGTAGCGGACTCAACTTCCTCGTGTGTAGCAAATCCACTTACTGCAGACTCAGGTACTTCAGTCAAGTAACCCTGTTCGCCGACCCATTCTTGAGTAGCGTATCCATCAAGTGAAGGAATTGCCGATGTATCAGCCTTACCGCTCACTGCAGCAACAACATCATCAACAGTAGCAAACTCACCAGATACAGAGCTGAATGCAGATGTATCCAGCTTCTGTTCCAAGGCACTGTGAGCGTCCTTGTCATACACGGGAATAGCAGATCCCGCAGATGTAATGCCTGTAAATTTCTTAGACATAAATTAAACTCCTTATACTGTATCTATTCTTCATAGTATCGTTGACCACGCCAATAGTAAGCGTCCATAGGTGATCCATCATGATAAATCCTTTCAGACCACAACTGGAATGGTTGCGTTGCTTCAATAAGAAACATTGAACGCTTTGAGCCAGATACCATTACAGGATTGACTATTGGATAGAAGTGTTTAGAAATCTGGCTTCCATTCATAGATGAAACGATACTGTATGACGGATCATCAACGAAAGTTCCTGTTACTGAAGCACCGGCTGCTATTGATATACCAATACCAAGTTTACTGTTTGTTCCTGTTACCATCTTATAGTCATGTTGTCTGTTATTTACGATACATCTTGTGTTGTTTGCAGAACAGTAAAGATAGTACTTATTTCCTGACTGCAAAGAATCAACACCCACAGGATCATAAATATGTCCGTAAGCTTCATATCCTGGTGTTGGTCTGTATACCTGTCCACCTGATGCATAGTGATAGATTGACCAATAGTTAAGTTCATACT